CGATAAATTATAACGAATGGAACCATGTGGCACTTGTACGCTCAAGCGGCGTAACAAGAATATATGCCAATGGTGTTAGTGGAGCCACCTACTCTGATAGCAACAACTATACCTCGACCACAGGTCTTACGGTTTCAGCAGATTACAATGCCAACACCTATCTTTTCAAGGGCTATATGTCTGATGTCCGTGCAGTCAAAGGCACAGCGGTCTATACTGCTAACTTTACCCCACCAACGTCCCCCCTCACAGCAGTCACCAACACCAAGCTCCTGCTCAACATGGCAGACGGACAAGCAATCGACAGCGCAGCGCAGAACAATCTGACGTTGGTTGGCAATGCTAAAATTAGTAATACGCAGGCTAAGTTCGGTGGTACGTCTTTGGCTTTGGATGGCACTGGTGATTATGCAACTTTAACAGATATAACTGTTGGGCATTACGGTTCTGGCAACTTTACTGCAGAGTGTTTTATTTACCCAACAGCTTCGCCGAACCAACCACTGATTATTGGGCAATGGTCTGGTAGTTATTCTTGGGCTTTGCAATTAAGCAATAACAGTTCTAGGTTTTTAAGATTTCTTACTAACGTAGGTAGTATCGTTGACAATGTATCATCAACTGCGGTTCCACTTAATCAATGGTCGCATGTTGCCCTTGTGAGAAACGGAAATTCTTTTGTTGCTTACCTAAATGGTACATCGGTTGTTTCTTCTACTGTTAGTGGTGCTTTGCCAAACTCTTCAGATGCTTTGAGCGTAGGGGCCACGGCTTCCGGGGGTCAGCCATTTCAAGGCTACATAGATGATATCCGCATTAGCAAAGTAGCTAGATATACCGCCAACTTCACACCGCCAACCGAACCATTCGCAGATAAAGGACAGTAAATATGAAGATCGCAAAGTTAGATGGATCAACGGTTGGCGAGATAGCTGACCACAAAGCACTCTTCCCTAACGTGTCATTCCCCAGCACAGGCCCAGACGCAACATGGCTGGCGGCTAACGGTTGTGCAGAAGTCGTAAAGTTCTTGGCTTTCGATAGTGCTACACAGAGGATTGAGGGTGTCGATCCTTACTTGGATGACGGCAAGGTCTACACTCGCAGGGTGGTTGACCTTTCGTCTGACGAACAGGCGGCTGTGGTCACGGCGGCTAATGATGCTGCGGCTAAACGAAACCGTGCAGAACGTGATCGTCGGCTGGCGGAAACGGATTACTTGGCTTTGTCCGACCTAACCATGTCTGACGCCATGACAACCTACCGTCAGGCGCTTCGGGACATTACAACTCATGCCAACTGGCCAAATCTAGTCTACCCAGACATTGACGGCAGCGACGGCGATTGGCCGACGAAGCCATAATAAATAGAGGCAAATATAATGGACAAACGTACAGTGGCATCAGCGCATGAGCGCATTGACGGTCTTGAGAAAGAGGTAATCGCCATTCAAACCGAGATGAAAATACAATTCAAAGATTTGTTTGGCCGCGTCAAGCGCATGGAAAGTATCATGCTTGCAGCCACAGGCTCAATCATTGCCCTCTTGGTCGCAGTGCTGACGAAAATGGGCTGACAAAATGATCGATCCCTTCACAGCGGTCGGTCTCGCCACAAGCGCTTTTAATATTCTCAAGCAGGGGATCAGCGCTGGCAAAGATATCCAAGAGATGAGCGGCACTTTAGCCAAATGGGGTGCTGCCTTTTCTGACTTCCAGTATGCGGAAGACAAAACAAAGAACCCACCATTTTATAAGATGATGAGCGATAACAGCGCCAATGCCATTGAAATCTTTGCCCAGAAAAAGAAGATGGAGGCCATGCGCAAAGAGATTAAGGATCACATCTCCTGGACTTATGGCCCTTCCGCTTGGGATGAGGTCTTGGCGATTGAAGGTGAGATGCGGCGCATCCGCAAGGAAGAGGCATACAAGAAACAAGAGATGATTGACAACGCTATCAACTTTGTTCTTGGCTCAGTTATATTCCTGATTGCTGGGGCTGGGGTCGTGACAGGTTTTTTTTATTTGGGTCGCTATCAGGGGAGATGGTAAATTGTGGTTCTTGGTTTGGTTTATGTTCACAAATAATAAGTTGGAGCATTACCAGCTTGCTCAGTTGCCCACTGAAATGGAGTGCAATGAGGCGCTTGAGGACGCCAAGGTTCTAATAACTAACAGCACAACGGTAGTGTATTGTTTTGAGGTTATACCAGAATAAGAAGGGTGATTACGTTGTGTATGACAAAAACAAAAAAGTTGTTATAATAACCCACCACAAACGATATGCTGTAGAGTACGCAAGGAGTTTAGAAGATGCCGAATGAGTACGATCTGAACGGGAACGGCAAGATTGATCCAAACGAATATGAAATCATGCTTGAAGATCGCCGCCGCCGAATGGAAGACGCAGACGCCAAGAGAGACGCGCAGAGGCGTATGACGTGGTTTGCGTTGTCTGGTATGATCCTGTACCCTTTGGTCATTCTAGGGGCTTCTGTGGCGGGGCTAGACACCGCTGCAAAACTAATGGCTGAAATCGCGGCTGTGTATGTAATTGGCGCTTCAGGCATTGCCGCAGCTTATTTTGGTTTTAACGCAATGGAGAGTAAAAATGCTTCAAGCTCTGATCGGTCCAGTAGCTAACCTCGCAGGCTCGTGGTTGCAAGGTAAAGCTGACAAGAACGCTGCCGCTGCCGAGTTAAAGTTGACCGAGGCAAAGGCTAAGGCACAAATACTTCTCTCTGAGAAGACTAGCGTTGCCGATTGGGAGCGCATCATGGCCGAGGGTTCTCAATCAAGCTGGAAAGACGAGTGGTTCGTAATTGTGCTGTCAATTCCGCTTGTTTTAGCCTTCATCCCCGGTGCAGAAGGCTGGGTAGATCGTGGGTTTGAACAGCTTTCCAAAGCGCCGGACTGGTATTTTTATTCGTTAGGTATCGCGATAAGCGCCAGCTTCGGTGTGCGCGGTGCGCAGGCTTTGTTTAAGAGGAAGTGATGGAAAACCTTAAACTACCTGTAGCCCTCGTGGCAGCGATGGCTGTGCAACTCGCGGCTGGTGTGTGGTGGGTATCACAGCAAGCGGCTACGATTGCAAGTTTGGAAGAGACTGTGGGCCAGATCGGTTCCAAGATGGCGATTGAGGACAACGTGAACCTGAAGCGGGACGTTCAAGACAACGCTATGGAATTAGAATATGCTTTCGATGAGATTGAAGAAGTTTGGGATGAACTAGCCAACTTAGCTAACTCGATTGGTCAGGTGACGCAGTTGCAGCAAAGAGTTTCTTTAATTGAAAACGATTTGAAGTATATTAACCGTGACCATAACGGGATTATGGATATGAAAGGTGGTATGAAATGAGGCTAATAAATGAAATCGTTGTGCATTGCACAGCAACAAATGCTAACTGGTATGCAAGCAAGTCGGCAAAAGATGTCGTTGACGAGATTCGCCGGTGGCACACTGAGGAACGAGGCTGGTCTGATATAGGATACCATGCCATCGTGCATCGTGATGGATCAGTTGCTCATGGCCGATCAGATGATCGCAAGGGCGCGCACGTTGCTGGTCGCAACTCTACAACTATAGGCGTAAGTCTAGTCGGTGGTCGCGGCGGTGTAGCCAATGGCAAGTTTGAAGACAACTTTACACCAGAACAAGACGAAGCTTTGCGCAAGTTAATTGCAGAATACAAAGAAAAGCACCCAACAATTGAAACAGTCTCAGGACACAATGACTATGCAAGCAAAGCTTGCCCAGGTTTTAACGTAGGAGAATGGTTAAATGGCTAAAGATGGTTTGTACTCAAATATTCACAAAAAGAAAAAGCGCATTGCCGCTGGATCTGGTGAGAAAATGCGCAAGCCTGGATCACCAGGCGCACCAACTGCGCAGGCTTTTAAGGACAGCGAGAAGACCGCTAAGAAAAAGAAGTCAATGATGAACAGGACTGCCTAACATGGCCGCGTCACCAGAAAGAACCGGCAGCAGTGGGCGGCGAGCCGCCTTCCTGCAACGCATGGGTAAGATGCCTGGGCCGACAAAGAAGAAGGACGGCACGGACACGCCGCTTCTTAAATCCTTGAAGGCTTGGGGTGCATCGTCAAAGAGCGAGGCTGTCGCCAAAGGCAAGCGGATCTCAATGATGAATAAAAAAAGAAACAGCGCATAAAAAGCTTGAAGCAATTTTATGCGCTGTTATAAATATCTAGTGGGTGGCTTTCCACTAACATACAACCATTCGATGCCACGGGGCTTGGTCGGTTTGTTGTTGGTCGCGCTCTACCAAATGCGTCACATTCGTTATAGCGGCCACTCACACGATCACCTAAAACACAATGGCAACCAAAGTCATAAGGCCTGCGCCAGATAAGAAGCCCACAATGGCGCCGATCAGGCCGGCAATGTGAACCTCGTGTTCTGTAAATTTACTTTTCATTCGTCATCATCTCCCCTGCCAATGCCGCATACCCGCATATGTCCAGCCAGTTATCCTCTTTCGCTGGTGACGTAAGGGTGCGCTGCACCTTGCTTAGTACAAACATGTTGGAAACATCCATCGGGCTAACAGCCACATTAAGATATGCTGTCCACAGCCGAGCAATCCGCGCAAACGATTCATCCGCCGGCCCATAATCGTCTGCCCGATCTGAGCTAATGATGCGCGCGGCTTCTTTTAATATTTCATCTCTTGTCATTCTTAAAGTTCCTTTCAATTCCGTCACGAGGCAGGTTGTATTGTGTAACTGCGCGGTCGTAAGCTTTTTCGCTTATGTGCAGAACGTCCATGATTTGTGATTTGTTCAAGTCTAGCTTGAGCAAGTAGTTAATAGACCAAGCCGTGCGGGTCACGACAATGTTGCGCTTGAGGGGCTGGCCTTTAATGTATTCACGAGCCTTGGATGCTGACGCTATGCGCCTGTCAATCTTTTCAATTGTATTCTTGCCACCAGATTGACCTTCGTTTCTTTTGGCATTCAACCGCATAAGGGCGCCTATCTCTGCCTCAGTCGGGTCACGTTTGAATGCTCGTTTAAACGCGGTGGCGTTGATTTCAACGTCTACTACTTTGACCATTATATATTGTATCCTTTTTTTCTAAGGTCAGATGTAAATTCCTTTAGATCCCGCTGGGCAATAAAAAGCTCATTGGCAATGCTCGGCCTTGCGTCCTGCCGATACCGCTCATCTTGCAGGCGATCTACTTGAGTGCGCAGGTATTGCAGTATGGCCTCATCGGCAGGAGATAGCTCTGTCATTCGTCTTCCTCCAAAGGCTCAATCTTCCCATCACCATTGCAGTTGTCGCAGGTTTCAATCTCGCATCCAAAGTCGCCATGCCAAGTGGAACTTTGACGAACCCAAACCTCACGCTCAACCGTGCCATCACCATCACATTCGGGACAATCAATCTTGGCTGTCATAGCATGGCACTCTTGATGAAGAGTGGCACAGCAAACAGAGCCAAGAGGAATATGATTTCGGCAGCGATTTCTAACTTATGTTTCATTGTGGTTCTCCCTGTGTTGCGTTATGACTTGGCCCAATAGCCATAGACACATCGTGTCCCGTTGCGTGTGCAATCGTGATTGTCATGAACCACGCCATCAATCACCGCGACTAGGTGCTTAGAGACATTGCAGATCAACCGACCTGCTGGCAGTTCATCTGATCGTAAATGCACCTTGCATCCTGAGCCAATGCTCATTGTAGGGGTCCACTCAAAACCAAGCTCCACCATATAATCTTTGAACCACTTGCGAGTTGTGTCGATACCGTTTCTGGCGGATCGCGCTCCCTTTGAGGAGTATTTTGATTTGCGTTGAGTGGCGTTGCCCTCCGATAGGCGCGCATACACTTCGTCATATGGCAGATCAGCGGCAATCGCGACTGCGCGGCAAACGCAGTCGCCCGTAAGGCCTTTGTGGCCAGAGGCGGCGCGGCCACCGTCATTGTATTTAAAGTTTGAATTGGTCATGTCATGCCCTCCCGAGCGTTGTGGGGGCGCGTGGCCCCCGTTATGATTAAACTTCCCTGACCTTAAAATACTCAGTCTCTACCTGTGATATTTTTTTATCATTACGATAGAATGTAAATGTCGGTATGCCGTGAGAGTTATTACCTTCAACATAATAATCAGCCTTGATCTCATGACTGCGGGAAAGGCGCGGTGAATATGCAATAAATGTTGTCATGGTGTTTTCCTTTGTTTCTGTCTATAAATTACATATAGAATCTTGCTAGCAACTTTGCAATACCTTTGCTAGCAAATAATTACACTTGATAAAAATAATTGCTAGCACTATGTATGGGGAACGACTAGCAACTCTGGGGGAAAGATGAAACAGAAGAAAGAGCAGTGGAACCACCGCATCAAGTGTGAGCTTGCTGACGGGATGCGCGTTCTGCAAACCAATCGGGCAAAGATGGATGGGCAAGACCCGACCCTGCGCGATCTTACAGAAGAAGCAATCTTCTTCTTTCTTAACTTTAACGGCATCAAGATCCGAGACCAAGTATGACAGTCTTTGTTGGCATAGACCCCGGCTTCACTGGTGCGATTGCATTCTACTGGCCCGACAGCAACCGCGTCGAGGTGCATGACATGCCGGTCTATAAAAACATCAAAGGCAAAACAGAGCTAAATTTGTACGAGCTGCACGAGATACTCACACCCGAGGGCGATGAGCCGCACCACGTTATTTTGGAGCAGGTCGCGGCCATGAGAGGTCAAGGTGTCAGCAGCATGTTTCGTTTCGGTCAGTCCTACGGCGCCACGCAGATGGCTATCGCAGCGCACAAGCTGCCAATGACAATGGTCACGCCGGCCAAGTGGAAGTCATACCTTGGCCTCAACAAAGACAAAGGTCTGAGCCGATCTCTCGCCAGCCAGAGATGGCCTGCACAGGCTGACCTGTTTAAACGTGTCAAGGACGATGGCAGAAGTGAGGCATGTCTTTTGGCCCTATACGGAAAGCTAACAGCATGAACGGTTTTGAAAAGCACGGCATCAAGCACCTGTCAGCATCATCAATCAACCTCTGGACTAACGCGCCAGACGTTTGGGTTGCGTCATACCTATTTAAGAAGCGCACACCTATGGGCGCCGCTGCAATGCGTGGCATCTGCACAGAGGATGCCGTTGCCAACACGCTGACCGGCAAGATGCACAAGTCTGGTGCGCTGGAAAAGGCATTGGAAAAATTTGACAGCATGTTCTTTATGGCCGACGAAAAGATTACTAAAGAGCGCGCCATGATTGAGCCATGCATGGAGCTTACGCTCCAAGAGCTTGAGCATTACGGTAAGCCTGAGTTTCCTGAAGAGGGACAGATCAAGATCAGTATTACAGCTACAGACAGAAATGACGATGGAGAGGTAATTTGGTCTGTACCTGTGATCGGCTATTTAGATTTTGTGTTTCCAGATCACGGCGTGGTCATTGATCTTAAAACAACAGGCCGCATCCCAAGCACTATGTCGCCAGAGCATCAACTGCAACGCGCGATCTATCAGAAGGCCCGAGGCAACCAAGTGGTCAAGTTTCTTTATGTGTCATCAAAGAAAACCAACATGCTTGAAGACGGCGATCCAACAGAGATCCTTGGCAAGGCCAAGAAGCAGATCGCTCGGCTAGAAAAGTTCCTGCGCGCAGGCAGCGCAGAAGATATTAGAGAGGTCATACCCGTCAACCCTAACTCGTTTTATTGGAACGGGGCAGAAGATCTGCGGGAAGAAATGTATGGCATCTAATCTTGATATTACAGTTGAACCAGCCCAGCCAAGTGACTTGAGCTACGTCGATCACCTGCAAAAGAAAAACGCAGAAGATCTTGCGTTCTACCCATCACAAGTGTTCGAGCGTGAGATAGAGAACTTTCGCATCTTGCTGGCGCGCGTAAATAATGAGCCTGCTGGATACATTTATCATGGTGCATTGTCTCAACAGGTTAAGATACACCAAGCTTGTATTGAATACGATTTGCGCGGACAGCTTTACGGAGCAGAACTTGTGCGTCACTTGATAAGTTTAGTGCAGGCATATGATGGGCTGTCAATAACGCTGCGCTGCGGGTCAGACATTGCAGCTAACGGCTTTTGGAAGGCTATGGGATTTTACTGCCAAGGTGTAACAGCGGGTGGCATACGGCGCATGAGAGATATTAATAATTGGCGCTACGACTTGCAGCCTCAGTTGTTTGTGACGGAAACTCAACCGTCATTCAAAAAGAAATCGGCATCTTTGTGGCGCAAGCACAAAGACGCACACAAAATTAGCAGCTTTAAGCGCGGCAAAGCACTCGTGGAACACCGCAAGATGATTGAGGCACTTGAAGATGATTAATCCCTGCGCAGGGACACGCGCACAACAACTCCAACAATCAAACAACGTAAAGGATACAAAATGTTTGAAATAGATCTAGGGGCATCAGGCTCTGACGTTAACACATTCCTGCAATGGTCAGCCCGTGGCACACAGGACGGCGCCGTCCGCGCCAAGCAGTTCTACACCCGTGATGGTGCGGCAAAGGATGAGTTCGAAGCTGCGCAAACAAACGGTTTTGTCATTGACTTAGACACCTTGAAGACAGGCTGGCAGAAGTCAGACGGCATGATCGGCGTAGCTCCCGAGTGGAAATGGAACCCGACAGTCAATCAAATGATGGGCAAGCCTGGCGATGACTACAAGAAAGGCTTCTCGGTTAAGTGTGCTATCGGTGGCGGCAAGGTCGCCATGTGGGAGCAGGCAGGCGCCGGCGTTTGGGCTGCACTGACAGACCTTGCTCCGAAACTAAGCCAAGGCACAAACGGTCAAATGCCACTCATTAAAATGATAGAAGCCAAGGAGATTAAGTTCACCAAAGGCTCAACATGCTACCCGATCTTTGAAATCGCAAAGTGGGTAGACAAGCCAGACTGCCTGAAAGAAGGTGTCGCCGCAGGAATAGCAGTCGAAGAAGCTGCACCCGCACCCGCACCAGATCCTGCACCAGCTCCTGCACCAGTTATTGAAGACGCAGAGTTTTAAATGAAAAAAGCCCAGCGGTCATAGCCGCTGGGCAGTTCAGGGGAGGATACAATGAAAATGGAAGTGGAAGAACAAATGGAAATGGCTCCCAAAACCGAAATCATTAAGCAGTTCATAGCACAGATCACAGAAAATTGGAACACTGTCGGTCAACCGCTGATAGAGATACGTTCTATATCGCAATCTGGATCAGCAAACGCTGCAAGATTTGCATTAAAAAACATAGAAGACGCAGCCCAACACGCCGAGGCAATGAACGCCGCAAAGCAAAACATATACATGTGCATCAATCCAATTGATCCAATCATAGAGATACCCGCAGGCCAAGCGGCCAAAGACACAGACATCCTCGCCGCGTTCTACTGCTTCGCAGACGCAGACACAGCAGGCGCAATGGAAAACATCCTGTCTTTCGCCGGCCCAAAGTTCACGATGTCGATCAAGACAGGCACAACCCCATTTGCAAGAGGCCACGCATATTGGCAGCTAGAAGAGCCGGTGCAAAACTTACAGGCATGGCGTGACGTACAAAAAGCAATCGCCGCATCACTCCAAACAGACGCGGCAGTCGTAAACCCAAGCAGAATTATGCGCGTGGCAGGCACAGTCTCATGGCCCAACCAAAGGAAACAGGACAAAGGCTACGTCCCAGAGCTGGTCACAATGCGAACAGAGTTCTCAACAGACAGAGAGCCTGTCGAATTTGAACGCATGATGCGCGCCTTCCCAAAGGCAGAGCCACAGGCTGCTAGCACAATCAACATAGACCTCGGCCAGCAAGCAATGGACAGGCAGATGGCAGTCCAAGATGTGCTAGCAGGAGAAGACTGGCACAGAAACATGGTGCGCTTGGTAGGATCATACGTCAACAAAGGCCTAGCCGACGAAGAGATCCACGCGATCACAGACAGCTTTACCCTCGGCGGATACACAGTAGAAGAAACAAGGGCAGAAGTGCAGAAGGCAATTGACGGCGCCAGAAACAAAGGATGGACGCCGCCACCTGATCCAGCAGCCGAGCGCATGGAGCAGCAGAACCAAACATTGCAGATAGCCGCAGAGCCAACACAGAGCCACACAGAGGCCGATACAGGCAATGATTGGCCCACGCCCTACGAAATGTTTGATGCCCTCACGCTGCCGCGCAGGGAGTGGGTGTATGGATACGACTACATCAAGAAATATATCAGCGTAACAGCATCTGCCGGCGGCATCGGCAAGACATCCGCAATCATTGTGGAAGCACTGGCAATATCGACAGGCAAAGATTTGCTAGGCGTCAGGGTCAAGGAACAGTGCAACACATGGGTCATCAACCTAGAAGATCCTATCTCGGAACTTCAAATGAGAACCATAGCCGCCATGCAGCACTATGGCCTCACGCCAGATGACATCAAAGGCAAGCTGTTTATGGATGGTGAGGACACCATGCAGATCACGCTGGCAGCAGAAGGAAGGGACGGCCTGATCCAGAACGATGAGCTGCTTGCATTCATGATCCGCAAGATTAAAGAAAACAACATAGGTGTCGTGATACTAGATCCATTCATATCAGCCCATCTGGTTAATGAGAACAACAACGGAAGCATCCAGGCAGTCGTGTCAATGCTAAGAAAGCTGGCAAGAGACACCAACAGCTCAGTCCAGCTTGTGCATCACATCCGAAAAGGCAACGGAGAAGACGCAACCGTGGACTCAGTTCGCGGCGCAGGTAGCCTAATCGGTGCAGCAAGAGCGGCAAGGGTCATCAACAGGATCTCTCCAGAAGACGCAATGGCACTCGGCGTGGACGAACAGGAAGCACTCGGCATATTCCGACAAGACGATGGCAAAGCAAACCTAGCACCACCGTCAGACAAGGCAACATACCGAAAAATGATATCAGTCGAGATCGCAAACGGAGAGCATATCGGTGTGGCAACAGAGTTTAAGCTGCCTGATCTGTTCGACGGCGTGACAACCAAAGACCTATACGATGTCCAAAGAGCAGTAGGAAAGGCAGAGGAAGACGGCAAGGCATACCGATCAGACATCCGAGCAAAAAGCTGGATCGGCAATGCAGTCGCAGAGCAGCTAGACCTCGACACCGACAAACCAGGCGACAAAGCAAAGGCCAAAGCAATCGCAAAGAAGTGGATCAGCACAGGCAACCTCAAAGTCGCAGAAATAAGAGACAGCCGAAGCGGAAGAGATGTGCCGTGCGTGGTGGTCGGTGAGTGGATCAATTGGGAGGAGGTTTGATGCTGTGTCCACACTTCCACAGTTGTTTTTTTGAACTGTGGACGAACTGTGGAACTGTGGAAGAAAAGGCCACAAATACTTCCACCACAGTAGTTGTATGTATATGCATACTACTGTGGTGGAATGTGGATTATATGAAACTGTGGTGATTTAACTGTGGAGATGATGATGACAACGCAGAAGCCCAGAAGGCCAAGGCGCCAAAAGAAGGCAGACAGAATATTCAACCCGCAAGCGCATAAGGATCAAATCATGTGTGATTACGCAATAGCTCCAATGGATCGGCTGGCAATACAGATGGACACAAAGTGGGGCATCGATATGCTGCCAGAATTAGTGAGCGTCGAAACAGCACAGAAGTACGGATCGGCAATGGCAAAGATGAACAAGGCTATCGAAGAAAACAATCCAGAAGAATGTAAGGTCAGAGCAGAGATTGTTGTAAGAGGCCTCAAAGCAATGGATGCAGAAGCAGAGCGGTTAGGCGCACAGAGAGCATCAACAGACATCTGGGAGATGGAGCTGGATGGCGAGACGTTTGGCATCATGAAAGACGGAAGGTCGTGGCAAAAGATCAAAGAGCAACGGCCAGATCTAGAGCTGCTCACGCTCAGAGAGGTGGCACTCGCATACCGAAACTTCAGAGACCACAAAGCAGGAGAGTTCGAGAAGGCAGTCAAAGAATCATTCCCAGCAGCAGAGGTGATCGACATCCGAGCAAGGCCAAAAGTGTTTGATGATGACATTCCATTCTGATAGAAAGTAATTGCCCGTTGAGCTGCTTCCACCTGTTTCCACAGCTCAACACTCAACAACTGGCCCAGCATTATTGCGCTGGGCCTTTTTTGTGCTATGATCCCAAAAAACACATGAGGCACACATGGCAAAGAAACCAATCAAAATTGACGCCGAGCTGATGCACAAGATCGCTGACCGCTTGGCAGTAGGCGAGACGCTCAAGAACATTCTCAAGTCAGCAAGCATGCCGACCTATCAAGGTGTCATGCAAGCTGTGCTGCGTGATGATGAGCTGTATGAGATCTATCGAAGAGGTAGGGTCATGCAATCAGAATACTTCACTGACCACATCAACAACTTGGCAGTCTCTCCATTGCCTACGTTTGAGGACAACAGGCTGGCTAACGCCGAGGTCCAGCGGCGTAGGTTGGAGATCGACACGTTGAAGTGGACGCTAGCACGGAACATGCCGTGGGGTGTCAGGGACAAGAAGGAAGACCAGCCACAAGCTCAGACGTTCACAATCAGTTGGGCTGGTGGTGATGTCGAGGTCAATACAACTGAGGTTGTGCCTGACCAAAAGGAAGAGAGAGTGACCAAGCATTGATGTCGGATCTTGTGTATACAACACATCCTGTCGTTGACAGCTACGCGCGTGAGGCTGGGGTACACAGATACCTCAGTGCCGTGGCGGCGAGGCAGGGCAGGCACAACATCTTGTGGTTTGCGTTTATTGCATGGCAGTCGCGCAGAAATTCTACAGCAACAACAATGGCTTGCGATCTATTTAACATAATAGTTCTTATGCAACTATGGTTAAGCCATGCGTTTTGCGCAAACCGACCCCCCCACCCCCCGCTAAAACGCGCGCCCTTATACCTCTATATTACACCGGAGCTAGAAACGCTTTGACTTACACTCTGTCGCCTTCGCAGCATGCCATGCTCGGCCACCTAGAGGCCTTGAGGGACACAGTTGTTACTGGCCGCAGCGCGTCTGAGCAGATTGAGTCGGCCATATTGCTTATTGATTTGTACGAAGCTATCCTTGAAAGTAACGGCATATTGATATTCAAGGATCAGAAAAGGGTGACTGAGCATTGACGCACATTGAGATTCCTTATGAGCCGAGGGAGTTGCAGTTAAAGCTGCACAATGAGATGTCTTTGAAGCGTTGGGGCGTTGTTGTTTGCCACCGCCGCTTTGGCAAAACGGTTTGGGCGATCAACCATGTTTTGCGCGATGCCTTAATGTCTGGGAAAGAGAACCCCCGGTATGCCTACATGGCGCCCACCTATCGTCAGGCGAAGAATGTTGCTTGGGATTATATAAAGCAGTTTGCTGGCAAGATACCGAATGTTCGGTTTCACGAGACTGAATTGCGTTGTGATTTGCCTAACGGGGCGAGGATCAGCCTTTTAGGTGCTGAGAATCCAGACAGCTTGCGGGGTATTTACCTTGATGGGTGTGTTATGGATGAGGTTGCCGACATGCCTGAGAATGTTTTCCCCGAGGTGTTGAGGCCGGCGTTATCTGATCGCAAGGGTTGGTGTGTGTTTGTTGGGACGCCAAAGGGCCACAATGCTTTCTTTGATAAGTATGAAGAGGCTGCTTCTAATCCTGATTGGTTGGCTGCTGTTTACAAGGCTAGTGAGACTGGCTTGCTGGATGACGAGGAGTTGGACGCAGCTAAGTCTATGATGACGCACGACCAGTATCAGCAGGAATTTGAGTGTTCTTGGAATGCTAATGTGCCTGGTGCTGTTTATGGCAAGGAGATGGAGGTTGCTCAGTTAGATGGGCGGATTTCCAATGTTCCTTATGACCCTTCTGCGCGTGTTGACACTTGGTGGGACTTGGGTGTTGGCGACAGCACTGCAATATGGTTTACGCAAACGGTTGGCCGTGCTATACATGTGATAGACTTTTACGAGGCTCGTGGTGAAGGGTTGCCACATTACTGCAAGATTTTAACGTCTAAGAACTATTTGTATGGCGATCACAACGCGCCGCATGACATTGAGGTTCGGGAGTTGGGATCTGGTAAGAGCCGGCGGGAGGTTGCTTGGGACTTAGGTTTAAACTTTCGAGTTGTTCCTAAGTTGCCGATTGAAGACGGCATACATGCGGCTCAGATGTTGATCCCGCGTTTATGGTTTGACAGGGAGAAGTGCGGACATGGTTTGGAGTGTTTGCGTCAGTATCACCGGGCGTATAATGAGCGCACTCGGAGCTTTCGGTCTTCACCTGTGCATGATTGGTCGAGCCATGCTGCGGATGCTTTTCGGTATTTGGCTGTTGGTTTGCGTGAGAGCAGGGATCGCATGGCGGTTTCTCAGAAGCAGGCTGTTAATGAGTATGATCCATTTGCGGCTTAGGGGGTAAGCTATGAGTATTTTTTCTTCAATTTCGTCTTTCTTTAGTGGCGGCGGTGTTGGTGGGCCTGCTGAGGGCAGAGATCGCCGTGAGAGTGAGGCTAGGGTTGCCATGCAAGACAGGCCAACCGCCCAGCGCACTGGCTTTGACGCGGTGGTTAATGACGTTATGATGGACTTTGGCGCTCGGCCTCGGGACACTGAGTATTATTCCCGTTCTGCGGAGCGGCGTGAGAGGGCAGCGGCGGCTAATAAAGATTTAATGGCTGCTGCCATTAAGGATCAAGGCAAGTCTGAGCGCATGGCTGCTTCGCGTGGCGGTGCGTCTACTGGCGGTTCTGGTGTTCCACGGGCTTCAGTTTCTGCGCCGTCTTCTTCTGCTTTGGGTGCTGCGGCTGACGCTGCGTTTGGCGATGGTGACGGCGTTGACGTTACGGCTGGCGAGGGTGGCCGCAGATCCACTATTCTTACAAAGCCTGGTGGGTTGCTTGGTTCTGGTGAGGATGAAACAACCCGCCGGCGCCGTTCATTGATTGGATCGTAATATGCTTATTAAGAAAAAGAAGCTGACTAATATTGCGGGTTTGATGGGTGGCAATGCTTCGCAGCCTGCCCAGATGCTTGGTCAGATGACTGTTGATCCTTTAGAGCGCGCGCAGCAAAAGATGGCTGGCCGGACTCAGGGTGGTGCGGTTGAGGGTGTTAAAGATCCGAAAATGCGTCCGAAGCGCACATTGATGACAAGTTATGGGATGAGATAATGGTACAGGTAAATCCGCTAGTTGCTCGTTTAGATAAGAGATACAAGACGTTACAAAGCCAGCGTTCCAATTGGGAAAAGCATTGGCAGGAGCTGGCTGATTTTATGTTGCCTCGGAAGGCTGACATTACAAAGAAGCGGACACAGGGCGACAAGCGCACTGAGTTGATCTTTGACGGCACGGCTATTCATGCTGTTGAGTTGTTGGCGTCTAGTTTGCATGGGATGTTGACTTCACCTAGTACGCCTTGGTTTGCCATGCGATACCGCAATCCTGGCTTGCAGCGCGATGATGCTGCGAATGAGTGGTTAGAAATGTGCATGGATCAGATGTACCAGCACTTTAACCGTTCTAACTTTCAGCAAGAGATCCATGAGCTTTATTATGACTTAGTTGTCTTTGGCACTGGTTCTTTTTACGTTGAGGCTGAGGAAGACGGCTTGCGTTTTGCGTGTCGCCACATTGCCGAGGTTTGTATTAGCGAAAGCCCTGATGGCCGTGTTGATACTGTTTATCGGAAGTTCAAGTTGTCTGCTCGTGCTATTGCGATGCAGTTTCCTGATGCCACGTTGCCCCGCACTGTTGCTAAGGATTTAGAGGAAGACCCCTACAAGGAGCACGAAGTTGTTCATGCTGTTTTCCCGAGGGCTGAGGCTAAGGGTAAGCTTGCAAAGAATAAGCCTGTTGCGTCTATTTATTACTTGGCTGACAAAAAGGAGTTGCTTTCCGAGGGTGGCTTTGACGAGTTTCCTTTCATGTGTCCGCGTTTTGTAAAAGACAGCGTGTCTAACTATGGCCGATCACCGGCGATGACTGCTTTGCCTGACGTTAAGATGGTGAACAAGATGTCTGAAACGACAATCAAGGCGGCTCAAAAGCAGATTGATCCGCCCTTGATGGTTCCTGACGATGGTTTTGTTATGCCTGTTCGGACTACGCCTGGGGCATTGAATTTTTATCGCTCGGGAACGCGCGATAGGTTGGAGCCATTGCAGATTGGTGCAAACAATCCTTTGGGTTTGAACATGGAAGAGCAGCGTCGCAATGCTATTCGCCAAGCTTTTTACGTTGACCAGTTGCTTTTAGGCCAAGGCCCAACGATGACTGCGACAGAGGTTCTGCAAAGAAACGAAGAAAAGATGCGCTTGCTTGGGCCAGTATTAGGCCGGTTGCAGGCGGAACTTTTGCAGCCACTGATCTCGCGATCCTTTGCTTTGTTGCTTCGCGCCGGCTTGCTTCCTCAACCGCCAGAAGAGCTTCAAGGTCAAGAGATTGATATTGAATACGTTTCTCCTTTGGCTAAGGCTCAGAAGCTTACAGACTTGCAGGCAATGCTGCGCGGGTTTGAGATTTTGCTGCAAGTTAGCGAGGTTGCGCCTGTTACTGATTACTTGGACGGTGACAAGATGGTTCAGTATTTGGTTGAGACTGCGGGTCTGCCTGCTCGGGTTATTCGAGGCGCTGATGAGGTTGCAGAGGTTCGCCGCGAGCAGGCCGAGCAAGCGCGTGTGCAAGAGGGCATGCAGCGTGAGATGATGGCGGCAGAGGCTGCTGGCAATGTGGCTCCATTGGTTAAGGCTGCGGGGTCTCTTGAGCAATGAAACAGATTGAAGATTTAAAGCTGGCATACCGGCGCACGTTTAACACTGAAGACGGTGTGCGGGTATTGGGCGATCTTAAAAGTCGTTTTGGCTACGAGACAACTACGTTTTCGGACAATCCTTATGAAACTGCATTTAATGAAGGTCAGCGCGCAGCGGTGCTGCTGATTGTCCGTATGCTGACCGAAGAGAAGGAAAGACAATGAGCGAAGAGGCAATCCAAGATTCTGGATCTCAAGAAGTCGCAGGTGGAGCAGAAGCTGCTCCAGTAGGTTTTTTGGACAGCTTGCCAGAAGAATTGAGGGGCGAGCCGTCATTGCGCACGTTCACAGATCCAACCAGTTTGGCAAAAAGTTACGTTAATGCCCAGCGTCTGATCGGCGCTGACAAGGTTGCCAAGCCTGGTAAGAGCTGGACGGATGACCAGTACAATGAGTTTTACAATTCTGTTGGCCGGCCTGAAAGTGCTGATGCTTATGAAATTAACATGGGGGAAGGCGCAAACGAAGAAAGCGTAAATGCGTTTCGTCAAGCAATGTGGGAAGCTGGTTTGCAGCCACGGCAGGCAGAGCGGCTTGCGCAGTTTATTTCCGAAGCTCAGACCAGCACCCAAAGCGATGCTCAGAGCCGCAGAGAGGCCGCTACGCAAGAGGGAGAGCAATCTTTGCGGCAGGAGTTCGGTCAAGCATATCAACAGCGCTTAGGAATGGCTCAGAACGCCGCTAGGACGCTTTTGGGCGAAAAGGGCATGGACATGTTTGATAGCGTAGAGCTTTCTGATGGCCGCATGCTTGGAGACCACCCAGAGGTCATAAAGATGTTTTCTGCCTTGGCAGATCAGATTGGAGAGGATAACCTAGTCGGTGAACCGACTGAGTTGATAATGACGCCAGAAGAGGCGCAGCGTCAACTGAAAGAGGTTATGCGGCAAGACGGGCCGTATATGGATGCACAGCATCCAGAGCATGATGCGTATGTTGCGGAAGCGCAGCGACTATTCGCGCTCATGTCATAGTGGATAACCGATAGGCCCACGACATCAAGCTTGTGCGTCAAGCGGATTAGCTGCCCCAAGCAGTAGCACGGCCCCCTCGGGGACAACCACGCGCAGCAATTGTAACTGAAACGAAGCTAGGAGATGACGAAATGTCTACTCAAATCACTACAGCTTTTGTCAATCAGTTTTCTGCAAACATCCAGATGCTGTCACAGCAAATGGGTTCTCTGTTGCGTAATGCGGTAGATGTAGAAAGCGTGAATGGCGAGAAAGCTTTCTTTGACCAAGTGGGATCAGCAGCCGCTGTCCTGCGCACCTCACGTCATGCGGACACACCGATTGTGGACACACCACATTCACGCCGCATGGTTACTATGTCTGACTATGAGTATGCCGATCTGATCGACGATCAGGACAAAGTTCGGTTGCTTGTTGATCCGACTTCCACCTACAGCCGTGCTGCTGCCGCAGCTATGGGTCGCGCAATGGACGATGTCATCATTGCGGCTGCTCTCGGCAACGCCTCAACAGGCAAAGACGGTTCAACAACCACAGCATTGCCAGCAGACCAAAAGATCGCACATGGATCTGCCGGTTTGACAATTGCTAAGTTGGTTGAAGCTAAAGAGATCCTTGACAGTGGCAACGTAGATCCTTCTATCGCGCGTAACATTCTTGTTTCTCCAAAGCAGGTTTCTGATCTGTTGAACAACACAACTGTAACCTCTAGCGATTACAACACTGTCAAGGCTTTGGCGATGGGTGAGATCAACACGTTTGTTGGCTTTAACTTTATCGTTTCAAACCGCTTGGGTACAGATAGCAACTCTGACCGCCAAGTAATTGCGTTTGCATCTGACGGCATCAAATGTGCTATTGGCAAAGAGCCAGCAGCCCGTATTGATGAACGCGCAGATAAATCTTACGCAACTCAGGTTTACTATTGTCAGTCTGTCGGTGCGACACGGATGGAAGAATCCAAAGTTGTCGAAATCGCGTGTAGCGAATAAGGAGACTGAACAATGGCTACTGTATATTCAGCACAACGCACTAACTCACGCGCAACACCAGCCGTGATGA